TATTGAAAAGTACTCTATTACCACCCATATCAAGATCTGCTGCAGTAACTGCATTAATAATATCAGTGTTTGAAACTGATCCGCCGCCACCGCCGCCAGTTGCGTCAGCAATCCATGCGTAGTCAGATCCATTCCAACTTAAGATTTGTCCTGAAGATGCACCACTTACATTTAGATGAGCGTCGACGTTTGAGTCGCCGTAGCTTCCGCCACCGCCACCTAGTGTGCTTGGATTAATATAATCCCAATCGCTTCCGGTCCAAGATAGAATATCTCCAGTGTTAGCACTTGCAGAATTTAGATGTAAATCAATATCTGTGTTAGCGAATAATGTTGGTGCGTTTACAAGATCAGTATATAAACCTGAAAAAGCGTCGTCGTTTGCGTCATACAACTCGTCAAAGTTGCTGATAATTTTGGTCATGGCAGTTCTGAGCGGATCACCGGTGCCGTCATTGGGTGCCGTGCCAATGTTGATTACTTGTTTTGCCATGTTAGCTTTAGCTCCTACTAGTTTTTTTAACTATTTATTTTATTCTACGCATTGTCAGACGTGATATTAATAGAGTCTACAGTCCAGACAAAATTGTCTGCTCGTACTGTTTGATCTCCTACATCCTGGTCTGGTCCAACAATTTCCGGTCCTCCAATAATATAGTCGTCCTTCACTCTAAATTGGAATTTATGAGAAAGGCCGGGACCAGTAAGTTGATTATACACGAAGTTACCGAACATTTTAGATCCGGCCATGTGCATCGTGTCTTTTAAAACTGTTTCATAACGAGGAACGTTAACAGTAGAACGGATCTCGTATGAATATTCTTGATAGTAATCAGAATCTTGAATCTTCATTTTAGAATCATAATATTCTAATTCTTCTATAACAACATAAAGTTGTGGCTCTTCTTTAAACCAAACTTGTTTCTTTAAACTTGGTACAACAATATCATTCCAGCGGATTTTATCAGCTTCGTCTGCTACACCAGCTCCTAATCTAAGGAATGTTAAAGCATCGAATGAATCAATATTTCCATCTTTATTCATGTCTCCGTATGCGAATCCATCTGATGATGTAGTACCAAGGAAAGCAGCAAACTCAGGAGGTTGTGTTGAAAGCCCAACTGCTACTCTTAAAACTTGAGAAGCAAAACCAACACCTTCATCCATAGAAGGTAAAAGATCTTTTTTCTCGATAGGCATATCTTTATTTTGATAGCCGTTTAGATGTGAACTTTGAGATGCCCAGAATCCTGAAGTAATACCTTGAGATCCAGCAGATAGTGTTGCACGTGCTTGTTTTTGATTTGCATCATTAACAAGGAAAACAGTTTCGCCATCGACATAACCAAAGCCAGAGTCTCTTATCTCTGCAGCTTTAATTCGTCCAGTTGAGAATAACGTCTCTGCAGAAACATCAGCACTCTCACCAAAACGATCAGATGTATAATCTGTTTCTACTGCGAGGACATCATAAAAGTTTCCTTTGTGACCAATCGCGTCTCCTGATATAGCTGATTTAAATCCATAATAACTAAACGGTCTTACACCGAGCTTACCAAGATCGTTATCAACTCGTGTAATAACACCTGTTGTTCCTGTAAGTGCTTGTGTAATGGTATCACCGACCGAGAAAGATGCCGAGTAGTTTTCGATAAGAATATTTTGTTCGAATCTTTCAAAGGCAATCATTTGCTCGTCTCTTACAAGAACAAAAACGTCGTTTACATAATCAGAGCCAGGATTTAAATTCTCAAGTGATAGGATAGTACCAATTTCGAATGGTGTTAAATCAAATGCTTGATTCATAGGTGTTGAAAGAGTAACAGGACTCGCTGTACCAGACATTGTTGCAGTTGCTGGTGGATTAGTATTATAGTCAGCTGAATTAAGTGGAACATTAACAAAACCACCGATAACATCAGTAATTAGTGAAACTTGTTCTACGTTCGTTAATGCTTCAACTTTTGCGTGATCTGGGTTGCCGGTGTTTGCATACAACGGTCCAGGAGAAGTTTCATTAAGAGCTGATATACCAAACACTTGTCCAGAATCTGTTTCAGGATCATATTTAGTTAGCGTAAAATTACCTGAAGCTCTGTTTGTAGATATGTCTCTATTAACATCAAAGCTGTCGCCTGGCTCCATCTTAATACCAACTGACGAGCTGTTTTGACCGATTACAGTACCTTGGTTTCCTGCTGTATCGGTAAGTATTTCTAATTCTTCAAATATAAAACCTTCATTATTTAAAATAATAACTTGGTTCGATACAAAAATCTTTGTATTCTCGATGGTATAACCAAAGCCACCATCTTCAAGAGTGTAACTTACAGTACCTGTAAATTCTTCTTGCAATTCTGTGACGATTGCTTTAGCACCTTTACCATAGTCAGATTGTACATCTAAAATGTCGCCAATCTTATTTCCTGTAGTGCCGCCGTATGTATCGTCAATTATAAGACCATCAGCAGAACCATTCAATCTACCAAATGCAATATCTTCACCATTAATGCGTGCAATGATGTCGTCGTACTTTGCAAACTTACCTTTTGGATCTGTAATATAAATGATTGGTGTAAGTGTACCATTTAAATACACAAAGTTAATTTTGTCAATAATTGCTTTTGCTTTTGAGATACTACCGTAAATATTTTTACTGAGAACATCGCTGTANNGTAATCGTATCTAGCACCAGATTCAGAAACAAAATCGTTGTTGTTTGGAAATAATTGAAGATATGTACCAGTCTTCCAATTAGAATCAGAAGGTTTAAACATATATTGTGCAGGGTATTTAATTTCAACATCTTCTTCATAAAACATTCTAAAGAATAGTTGAATACCTGCTTGTGTACCCTTACGCCTGTAAAGGTCCATTATATTTCTTATTAGGAATCTTACTGTTTGATCGTCATCAACACCCGGCAGATCGGCCATGTATTTCTTTTTAAAGAATACGATCATATTAGCAAGTGTTGTACCAATATCTCGATATTCAAACAAGCGTCTGTTGTTGTACACACCCATGTTCGGTTGTGTTTCTACAAACCTATAATAGTGCTCAACCATTTTAACAAGCTCAGCGCCTTCTTCCCTATAATAAGCAGGAAATTGTTGAGCTATTTTAAACGCAATGTTTTTTTCGACTATGGTAACTTGATTATCGGCCATTAGTACCCGCTGCTCCCTCCACCGCTACTGCCTGATGAAGTAGAGCCGGTGACTGTAGATGATGTCGTGGTACGACGCGCCGTGGTCTCAGTCGTATTAAGAGCAGTTTCTGCTTCGTAAATATTAACTGTAACGTCGTCGTCGTTGATGATAAAGATTCTGCCTGGAGGTGACTTAATGTCGTCCCTTTTGGTAGTAACCATAATACGGATACCGCTACCAGTGAATCCTTCTGTTTGGAATCCAACAAGGTTAATTTCACCAGTTTTATAATTTACGCTACCGGCAACAGGTACAACAACCTGTGGGTTAACGAGATCTGAAGTAACGATTTGAATATTTCCGTCACCATCATCTTGGAAGAATGATTCAACATTATTATATTGGAACACACTCGATACAACTGAAGGTTTATAATCTGTGAATCCGTTGGTGTCTTTAAATGGATATGGCTTAACTAGCTCTGAATAGAATTTAAATGATGGGCTTGAAGAAACATTTAATGCTGGCGCGTATTCAATATAAGGACAAACAGAAAGACTGTTAGATTGAATAGCATCTTCAACTGCATCAATATTACTTGAAAGTTTAGATGAACGTAAAGTTGTATTAAAGTTGTCAAGCGAGTTTGTATTGTATGTAGAAATTGCTGTACGTACAAGTTGCTCGATTTCACCAACAGATTTCTTCGTAGTTTTAGGTGAGTAGTAAATATCTACTTCTACACATCCATATACAAATTCTGATTCTACGAAAATTGCCTCAACCGCGATAGGTGATTTATCTTGTAGGTATGCAATATATGCAGATGAAAGTGTACCGGACAATCCTTCTCGACCTTCTCCTAGATAAACTGAGATGGCAACTTTACCAAACTGTGGAGGATCGAGTTCTTCACCGCCATAAGCTGAGATCGCTTTAATTTCTGGAAAGTTTTGTTGCAGCAATACTTCGTAATCTTTTGTCGTAACTGCTCGCTCTTGAATTTGTAGAGACTTAGGAGCAAAGTAACGAATACTTTCAAGTGTTTCTCTTTCTGCGCCACCTGCCGCAATTTCAATAGTTTCAATAGTAGCTTGTGCAGTTGCTGATGTAAGCTGAATAGTAAATGCAAAAGCACCATTTGATTCAGCGCCAGAAGTAATTCTATATCTTACTCGAATATCTTCAAACGCTTCAGGTTGCAAACCGAATTTATTATTACCAAAGTAAACAACATAGCGTCCGTCATAATATGGTTCTACATAGAATACTTTATCAGTAGCACCTACACCAAAAATGTCATTGCGACGAAGGAATATGTTTTGGTCGTCTGTTGCTTCAGCGTCAACAAATACTTCGATAGAATCTGTGTCAGCGTTTTCGTTTGAAAGGATAACTCTTAGAACGCCGTCTTCACCAATAAAGTAACCTTCTCTCTCGAATGAGGCAAGCATTTGACCTTCAAAGATTTCTACATTATCTGCAACAAATACGCCGGGTTGTACTTTACGAGCAATATATGTTTGAGATGTTACGAAATCAAACTGAGTACCTTGGAATGTCGTATTAAATTGAGAATACGCAGGAATCGTAACTGTTTGACCTACGATAGCAGGATCTGTAATTGTAACTCGAACAACAGCTCGTGCTGATTTACGAGAGCGTGGTAGATAATTCAATTCTTTTGCATGGGACATAACCGAGTTCTTTAGAACAGCCGAGTCTAAGAACATCTCGTTAATTGCCATGTTAGCATAGAAGTTATTTTGGAAAGTGTTATATGCCAACACATCCAAAAACACACTCATGTTCGAGCCTTCAAAGTTATAATCCTTGAATTGTGTTTGGCTTGTCAGATATTCTTTGAATTGCGATTTAATCGTTTCAAAGTCCAACTCTGAAATATTTAGCTTAGCCATTTACCTAGTCCTCTCTAAGAATACATCAAGATCGATCGGCTGTTGTACGTTCGAGATGTAAAAAGTGATGCTGACGTGCACTGTATTGTCGTCAATATTAGAGCTTGCGGTCACATTGATTAGTTCGCAGCGTGGCTCATATAACTGAATTGTTGTTCTTACTTTATCTTCTATTAATTTTAATGTTCCGGGCGTCATATTCTCAAAGAGCATAGCGGTAATATCGCCGCCAAGATCTGGCTGCATTAATCTTTCACCACGATCAGTGAGAATTAAATTCCTAATACTTTCTTTTACCGCGTCTTCGTCTTTATGGACCGTAAGATCTTGAGACAAGGGAGAGCGCTCAAGATTCTTTTTAAAATCTTGATAGATCGTAATCTTTTTAGACTTAGCTGTATATAATGTTGCAACCATTACGCTGACGATACCCCTGTTCGTTTATCCCAATTATAATTTTCATTCTTTACGTCTAGGTGAATAAAGGTATCGTATAAACCTCTTCTCCTAAATCCAACTTTTTGACTCATAGCAAGTTCAACCATATCATTTAGCTCGCTTCCGAAACTTCTAAAGCCATCCCATGTTATATCGATGGCTTTGCCATCTAGGTGCATACTTGCAGTTGCACCATCAACTAGCTCATTATAATAAGGATTGCGATATCCACTATTTAAATATAAAGGTCCGCTTATAATACCTTCTGCATTTGCTTCTTCTTGCAATCTAAGCAGCTTTACCTTTACATCTCTTGTCAACATCGTCCAGCCTTCATGGACTGGGCTCATCCTTGTAGTCCAACCACCTCTAATTCTAATCTTAGGGTGATTATTATCTTTAATTTCGTCCCAACTTGGCACACCGGCCATTTCTTCTTGTGTAGGCGGTGGAGTATTCTCTCCTTGATCTTCCCACACCTCTCTAGCATTATTTATTAGCTCTTGTCGCTTCTCTTCGGTCGGACGTACGGCTCCAGCCCTAATAGCTTCACCAGTTATCCTATTTGATGCATTTTTAAGTGTATTAAACACTTCATCGTATCTATTTGCAAAATCATTTAGCGGATCCTTAAGTTTTTTGAATAGGTTTTCGACACCAACTGCCATTGAACAGATACGAGAAATCAACATCATGATCTCTTCTAATGATGGGTTTTCAAATAGTCCTACCGCGTAATCAATTAGAGATTGGAAT